ATGAACGATCCTATGTTTGTCGAAACGCTAATTATTTCCTCATCATTTTTTATCATCGCGATTATTTTGATTGCTTCCGTGCTGCTGCTGGAAAACGGCTGACCGTTAGCCAGCCGCTGTATTTATTGTTTACGGAACGTCACCAGTTCAGGACGGGCGATACGCAGATAGTCCTGGGTATCCATTATCACCGATTTTTCCAGCAGGCCGGCGTTAAAGGCGATTTCATCGAAGCGCTCAAACAGCAGCGGATCGGCGACCAGCGTCAGATCCGGATGAAAGCTGAAGGGGGGAATGGCGCCGAAAACGCAGCCGGTAAGCGCATCCACTTCTGCCGGACTGGCGAGAGAGGCCTTTAGCCCACCGAAATGGCTGGCCAGCAGGCTCAGATCGGCCTGCCGATCGGCGGCAAGGATTGCCAGAATATGTTTCTTAACGCCGTTGCCTTTTACCTTGCAGACCAGTGCTTTTGCACCCTGCCGGAGATCGGTCCCGCGAATTTCACTGACCGCTTCGCATTTCCCAACGGCCTCATGCGCCACCACGCGAAAGCGCGCCTCCTGCTCGGTTAATAAGCTGATTAGCCGCTGATGGGTCGTCGTCCCGGTCACGTCATCAGACATAACGATTTCACCTGTGATTTGCCAATACGTAGCTTGCTACATTAGCACGGGACGGAGAGGGCTGAAAGAAAACAGCCAGCGGGAGCGCTGGCTGTTGGGTCATGCGTTGCTGGTGGATGACTGTTTCTGGAGCAATTCGCTAAAATCTAAGTGACTGAATTTAATTCGTAAAACTCTTTCCCCAAAACATCCCCAAAATAATTCCCCAAAACTCCCTGTTTAAATCACAACTTTTTTCCATTCTAGACCACGATCATCTCCATACATTACGCTCATTGCTTCGGTTTTATGCCCTAAAAGAGTTTTGACATCTATACCCTGAGCTTTGTATGTTCTTGATGAAAGCGAGCGCTGTTCATGAAACGGCGGAAGGGCAGTGCAATCCTTAGGCCAGGTAATATTTGCTTTATCTCTTGCCTCCTTAAAATATCTTGATATTGTTTTTTCGGGAACGTGAGATCCCGCTTTACCGTAAGCGTGATGCTTAACATGGTGGATCAGATAAGGGCTCACTACTCTATCGCGACACTTACTAATAACATCAGCCAGAGTCAACCCGATTGCATCGCACTTTAAATTTAAGGGGATAGCTAACTTCATTCCGGTTTTATTTTGGGTAACATGAAGGTGATTATCCCAAATGTCACTAAACTTCATCTCGACTATGTCACCTATCCTTTGCCCGGTGACTAAAGCCAAAAGCATAGAATTTTGAGCGCAAGGCGGCAAAGAACCTGCGCTTTCAAAAATCAATTTCCATTGTTCAATGCTAAGTCTGCTTCGTTTCACTTTGGCTATTGGATTTTTTACAGCTAAGGCTGGGTTGTAGCCAGGATCAACCTCGCCAGCATGCTGCGCCTCTTTGAACACGTCGTTTAGTACGCTTCTTATCAGTTGGCCCATTCTGTGCTTTCCCTCTGCCTTATATTCATCAATAATTTTTGCAATGAGCCTTGTATCAACATCCTTCAGGCGAAGGTTTGGCACTCTATCTGCGAGAATCTGAGAACATAATCGTCTGGATTTTACAGTAGGGTTTTTTATCTCACCGTCACGCAACCTTTCCATCTGAATTTCGATGTATTTTTTAATCCACTCAGAAACACGTATACCTTGATCCTTTTTCCCTGAGCTCTTCATTGCCATATCAATCAGAGCATAAGATTGCTGAGTTTCTTGTTCTGCGGTTATACGGTTCATCTCGATTGCAGCAGCTTTTGCCGCTTCATCATCTGTTCCGAATCCAATAAATGAACCTGTTACAGGGTGGCGATATTGCCAATAAATTTTTGAAGTACGCTTATCTAACTTACAGTAAAGGTTGGGTATTTTGACATTATGTTTTCTGGGGCGAGCTGCCATTTATTGCTTTCTCCACTAACTGGCGGGCCTTGTCTGATAATGATGACGAAATATCAACACTGCCAACCATGCCAACAAAACGAGCATCTTCATCTATAACCCAGCGTCGACCTTGTTTTAAGGCTGGCGGATAAGTCTGTTTGGTCTTTGCTATTTTGTTTAATGCTGAGTTGCTTAATGGATATTTGAATCCATTAGGACCAGATGCCCACTCATGAAGTGTTACTAACTGCCCCATGCGTTTCTCTCCACTTTACCGGCTGCACCCGGCTATCTTTTATAGAAAATGCATGATGAGCACCCACCACGGAGGCCATCATTGCAGGTACGACATCTTTTCGTTTCGTTGTTATAAAGCTGGTTGGCCATCTCCTTTGAAATAATTACTGGCATCGGAACGCGGATAACCAGCCTGCGGAGTTCGGCTATTTCGTCTGCCTGCTCCATGACTCTGGCGTACAGGTCCGATGCTTCACCTTTCCACCAGGCAACATCGGATTTAAGGCGGCGCAGGCGCCGCTGTTTAAGTTTGCTCACCATATGCCATACCCGGTCATGGATATGAGCTGGCAGATAGCGAACATCACCGCCGTGATAACAACCACTTTGACTGGAGGCATCACTTCACCTCCTGCTGCGGTGCTGCTGGCAGTGGCATCCAGTGGGTGATTTCGCAACCCTGTTTTGGTACGTTGGGGAATTCATCAGGATAGAAGTCACCATCTTCATATTCCGCACAAAAAATTACGCCACCGTCCTGACAAACAAGAACCGTTTCAAAATCCACAGGCATCCGCTCACTGCAAGCCACCCAACCACCGGGAGTCACCGGAGAGTTTCCAGCCTCATAAGCAACGCGCAACCAGTGAAAAAACACCTCCGTCATCACGCACCCACATTCGACGTCAATGGTGCCTGTCTGTTGCGAAAGCCACTGCTCGAATGGCAACTTGTAAGCCGTCGTTACAGGTTCGGCACCCTGAAGCATGGCGGCGCGGCAGGCGTCAAACACCGCATTGTTAAACTTCACACCTTCAAACAAGATTTTTCCATTATGCTCAAACCAGAACTCGGACTTCTCAGCATCCGGTAAGAGGCTTTTAAGCACGCCATCGGGCACACTCTCCGGCGCTGGCGGGGCAGTGTAGAGAGGCGTCGAATGCAGGCCTAATATCCCCTCAGCATTTGCGACATAGCCGCCGTCGGTGGTTAATTGGTCACCAGTGCGGGCGTGAACTATCCACGCCACAGGCTCCGCTTCGATCGATGCCAGCGCCAGCTTCATCGCAGCGAGCGCCATCGCCGCATCTTCGTTTACTGCTCCGGGAGTTGCATCGCGCTCTTCTTCAAGCTCCGCGATTGTCTGCTGGAGCCATTCTTTGGTAAGGGAAATCATGATGCTGCTCCTTCCTGATACTGTTCGAACCAGAACACCACTGGCTTCTCCACTGCCTCGATAAGGCCGAAACGCTCTGCCGTTCGGAAGTTCATGCTGCTCTTGCGCCCTCGCTCGACCTGAAGAGATACCTGCTTTCTGAACATTTCCAGCGAGTAGGACGTTTTCAGTAAGTTGCAGGGCGCACATGCCGGGAATAGGTTTTCCAGCCTATCCGCCCCTGGTCTGTAGAATTCACCAGTCGCCTTCAGTTTGAAGATGCCTTTCGCAGCCGCCTTCATACACTGCTCTGATTTGCGCAGTACCGCTTCAACGTGGTCAGCGTGCCAGCCTTTTTCCGGTAGCTCGCACCCACAGTAAGCACAGCGGCCGCCGAACTTCATTCGCAGCTCTGCGCGCTGGTTTTTCGTCAGTGCCATATCACTCTCCTTTACCGGCTGCGGCTGCGATTTCATCTTCACTGCGATAATCGCCACAGATGACAACATTCAGGCGACCGATGATTTCCCAGACGTTTTCCGTGGTGACATCACTCAGGAGTGACAAGGCACTTTCGATGCGCTTGTCTTTGGCTTCCAGCTCATCCAGCAGCGCCAGAACTCTCTCAGCCGTGAATGTTTTGCAGAACTCGTGTACTGGCTTCCATTCTGGCTTGGCTGGATCGACAACATCACCGAATTCGCCAACCGCATACCATGAAGGGGCTAATTTTGCTGCTACAGCAAGATTGCGCAGCGCCTGTTTGTCGATGTTGCTCATTGGGCGCCCCTTGTTGCTTTCTTCTCGTCAACGCTCCAGGCTGTAGCCAGTGCTCCAGTCACCTGCATAAACGAGTGTTTTACTTTCACCGAGAAAGTTTCTCCTGTGGCCGATACCGTTTCGATGGTGGTCAGCTCGACGCCGCTTTCGAAATCAGGGTAGAACTGCGTTACCAGGTTACTTTCGACAATCACCGATCCGTCTGGCGTGTGCATTTTAAGTTTCATGACTGCACTCCTTTGCGAAGCTCGTCGGCGAAGTTCTCAGCATCTGCGGCCATGCCAGCAGCCTCTTCAGACATCCTCATGCTTCGGCTACGCAGAGCCTGCTGTCGTTCTCGCTTATGTGCGGCAAACATCTCCACACCCTGCGCCCGCACTTCAGCCATGAAAGCGTCGGTAGCCTTGAATGGGTTTTCTGCTTCAACATCGCGTGAAACGTAGGAATTGATTTCAGATACGTAATCCATTGGAATTCCAGCGTACAGGTACTCATCCTGGTTAACGTACTCGTCATGGTTCTCGCTGATGTCAGTCAGCAGGCGCAGCATCTGAGCATTCTCCGCAGCCAGAGCCGCAGCTTCATTACGAACCTTACGCAGTTCCAGAACAGCTACCTGCACTGCATAAGCGAACATAGCAGCAGGGCGTTCACTCACCTTTTCACTGTCTCGTTGCATGTTGACAGCAATAGTCATCAGTTCATCCAGCTGTTCGCCGGTCATTGGTTTATTGGCTGTCATGATTTTGCTCCTGCTGCAATTTGTGTTGCTTAACGAAGTGGGCTACTGCCTTTGACTGGCTGGTGACAATCCCATTAAGGATGACGTTCTTACCGCGATAGATTTGCGCAGTCCCGATCTCTGTACCTTCAAGTCTGACGTAAAGAGTTTTCCCTTTGATCTCAGTTTCAGGGACTGGTTGTGACAGGCGGTAAGTTTCACGCGCTTCGGCAATCGCTTTATGTTCGTCCATAATCGACAGCGCCTCGGCCAGGGCAGTCCCTTCAAGAGTGAAGACGCCTTCATCACTGATCGTGGCCTGAGCCATCAGCTCAACGAAACGGCGTGCGTTCTTTACACTAAGCTCCGGCGCGATAGAGCTACGGGTTACTTTCGATTTACCCTGGGCAGCCGCTACAGCTTTATCATGTTGGAGTACTTTCCCGGCCTGTTCGCCATACTCCATAACGCGATCAACCGCGACATCGACTGACACAGCACCGGATTTAACCTCCTGCTGAACGTCATGGTTCGCCGTGCTGAGGAGCAGCAGCTTCTCGACGGTGGCCACAGACTTATTCACCAGCTTTGCTATCTCGCTGGTGGTCTGGTTGAAGGCGTTATGAAGCTCCTGAATAACAGCTGCCTGTTCCATATCGGATAGCGGGAGCTGGTTGTTACTGGTCATGATGCGCGCCAGGCGCTGAACATCGTTACCGTTGAACGGCATGATGTGGATACGGTCTACTGGCTTACCAGCTTCTGCACAACGCGCATAGCAGCGACGCCGACGGTGGCCTTCAACAACCCAAACACCACCTTCATCACGTGCGATAACTTCCAGCGGAGGAACAGAACCGCCGTTCATCAGATAGTTGAAAAGGTCATCATCTGCCTGGCGGGTACGCTCATCATCTTCGCGTTTGTTGAAACCTTCCCGCACATGGATTTGGTCAAGGCTGATAAACATCCCGGTATCGGTACGCTTGATGGTCCCGTCACGGGTCATTTGCTTGAATGAATTAGCCATCAGAGAGCCACCTCGTTATTTTGGGAAATGACGACGATAGACAACTCACGTAGTTCTCGCTGGGCTTCCAGTAAATGCATATTGGTTCTGGTCTTCGTGTGGCGTTCAACAATGCGGTCACACTCTTTGGCCCAGCTTGCGACATCTTCACGCAAGGTGGCGTTCTGAACAGCCAGTTCCTTACGCTGCGCCATCGCTTCGCAAAGCGCGACGCTGGTAATATCCAGGCGGTTAGCCAGTTCGGTCATAATGCCGCGATAAGCTGGCGGAAGGAGAGGTGCTGCCTTACGCGCTGCGTCGATCAGCTGCTCCCGGGTCATACGTGGTTGTAACTCGGTGACGTTCTGTGTGTTCGTCATGGATAGTTTCTCCGTGTTATACGCGCTCTGCACAGCGCTGAATTTTGGTTGCACGAATCCCTCGCCGATTGGCGACAAAAAATAAAGGGGTTTCGTTTTAATAAGCACCCAACCAGGGCACTTAGTGAAACGGGCGGCTGCCACCGCCAGTTAGCTTCTCCACAATTGGGAGCGCGTTCTCCTGAGTTGATTTAACGACTACGGCCTCTCAAGTTGAACGCTGAACGCGCTTTCAGTTGTGTAAAAGGGGCGGTCGACATTAAGGACATCCAAAACTGCCGACCGCCAAGACTACACACAGCAATCAAAACTTTGCCTGTCTTTTCACCACATCAGGCTCGGTGGTATTCTTGGAGCTCTCACACAGCCAAGAAGATAAATCTATGAATAACGATCTTATTGAGTTAAGACTCTCCGCTATTGAATCTGCGGTTAAGACCATTTCAGCTGCAATATGCGCTAACGAGGGTCCACTCTCAGATGATTTGCACAACCAAATACGTTTACTACGCGAGCAACTTTCAAATCCTGGAAGCACTGTTAAACAAGAAGCTATTACCTATCAAACCATCAAACTTTTGGATTCACTTAATTGTGACCCGTGGGAACCTTTTTAAATAACTTCTCGTTGAAGGAAGCCATTTTTGCTTTTGCTCGAGCTCTTCGCTCCGTTTCAAGGGCAAGTTGCATGTCCGACAGAGCACTAAAAACGGCAGCATTAAATGCAAGGAACTGTGATTCATCACTGCACTCGGCAGTAGTTTTTCCGTCAACTTTCAACTCTATCTTCATGCCTGCCACCACAATGTTCGCTGCTGATGATTGAAATATACAAAACGTATTCATTGTGGTCAATACGATTTGTATACAAAAAATCGGCGTTAACATTATGTATTTGTTTCTTAACGGAAGAATTGATGAAAAGAATTGCGCTTAAGGCTTAAGATATGTAGTGCAGTAAGATTTTAGAGCCCAGCCTGGAAGCTGGGTATAAATAAATTTTTAGAGAAGCCGTAACTTGGTTTCAACTGCTACGCCGATGATTCGACAGTTGCCGTTGATTGGCATAAGTGGCCATTGAGGATTAAGCCCTTTTAAATATTTTTGACCACCATCAATGATTAACTTTTTGAATGTAGCTTCATTTGTATCTGATAGTTTTGCAATCACCAAGCTGCCGTTTATAGGGTCTCTTCCTGTGTCAAATAAGACAAAAGTGCCCTCAGGTATACTCAGTCCAACTGGCGCTGTCATAGAATCTCCTTCAACTTCTAGCCAGAATGCCTCTCCCTGAATATGTGCATCGGACTCAAGCCATAGATCGATATCTTTCAAGGTATAAGCTTCAACAGCTTCTCCCCACGCCCCAGCTTTAACGCTACTCAAAACCGGATACTTTTTACCAGTCTTATATGGCCCAACGTACTCAACATCCCCTTTGAGGGTCTCATCAACTATTAGACCTCCCGCGCCAACGGAGAAATGTTTTTTTCCTAAAAACTCTAGGATTTGTGCGATCTCCCCCAGGCTAGGTTCACGGCGTGCATTCAGCCAATGGCTTACTGCACCTTTAGTTATACCAAGATGTTCTGCCAGCTGCTCTTGAGTAATTCCCTGAGATTTCATCAGGGATTTAGCGAGGTCGTACCATTTCATAGTCATACCAAAATAATACAACTTGTATACCTTAAATCGAGTCACAAAACGTATATTCATCTTGTAGATTTAAGATACAAAATGTATATTCATCCTGTTAACGGGAGAGTCAAATGAATAATCTACGAGCTATCAGAACAAATCTGGGCATTACACAAGGGCACCTAGCAAGCGCACTTGGTGTAACAAAAGGGGCTGTTTGTCATTACGAAAACAGCAAAAGGAAAATGAACATCGATCAGTGCCGTGCAATCGTTTCTGCCCTTAATGATTTCGGCGCGGAAGTGAGTATCGATGATGTTTTCCCACCGCTGAAGTCTAGTGAAACTGCGGTGTAAACATAACTACCAAAGGAAAATCAATATGGTAGAGCCAAGTCTGAAAGAAGTAGTTAAAGCGATGTGCAAAGCGTATCCAGGAGGTCGTGAGGCTATGGCCGGTGCTCTTGGTATGTCAGTAACACAGTTCAATAACAACCTGTATGAGAAGAATGGTTGCCGGTTCTTCGAAGTGAACGAGCTGGAGGCCATGGAAGACATCTCGAATACGTCCCTCCTGGCGGATTACTTTGCCCGTCGCCGTGGCGCGCTGCTGGTGGACATTCCTCAACTTGAAGACCTTGATCGTGTCGACCTGTTTGATCGTGCCATGAGAACGTCAGCAGCGCGTGGACGTGTTGATACCGTGATCCAGAGAGCTCTCGAAGATGGAGTAATCGAACGTCATGAAGCTGAAGAAATCAACGAATATCACCGCCGTCATCTGGCAGCGCGTGAAGAAGAGATCCGCGCGATTGTCGCGCTGTTTAGCCGTAAGAAAATCCAAAAGAAGTGACGCCCGCGAGTGTGCAGCTCCGGGCGTCGTGGCGTGTCGTATTCAGTGGAGAAACTAACGCATGAACAGTTTAAACCGATTGAGACCAGCGAAGCAATTCAGATGCCTTCCACTAGTGGGGAAAGATTCCCCGTTCGGCTATGTGGAGAGATTAAACAACCAGGCGGAGGATAACAACTACCAGCCTGAGAACGCGATGGTAGAGGCATTTGCACTGATGAACGAGAAGGGGCGTGAGGAATGGCTGAAGTTGACCGGCGATTCAGAGACCACAGAGGCATCACCGTCCACGTCATCAGGTGGGAGCCCGAGACTCGACGCGTTATATACCTTCGCGAAGGGTACGATCATGAGTGCTTCAGCCCTCTTGAGCAATTCCAGCGTAAATTTACAGAGTTAAAGGACGATCATGAGCCTGTTAATGCCATCCCGCCCGATAGTGATTAACCCTGACCTTGCGTACAGCATTGGGCTGAACGAGGCCATTGCGTTGCAGCAGGTTAATTACTGGCTGAAAGAAACCACCTCCGGACTGGAGCGTGACGGCGTGCGCTGGATTTACAACACCAATGAGCAGTGGCTGGAGCAGTTTCCGTTCTGGTCTGAATCCACCCTGAAGCGCACATTCACCCGCCTGAAAAACCTTGGCGTACTCAAAGTTGAGCAGCTGAACAAGTCTCAGCGCGACATGACGAACTATTACACGATCAACTACGAAAGTGAGCTTTTAGATGAGGTCAAAGTGACCAAATCGAAGAGTTCAAAATGCACTCTTCCATCAGGTCAAAATGAACCGATGGAAGAGGTCAAAGTGGAACGCTCCATCAGGTCAAAACGAACCGCTCTCATCAGGTCAAATTGCACTGATGTTCTTACAGAGAATACAACAGAGAATACAACAGAGAATACTACAGATATTAAAAACCCTTTTTGTCCGGTTGCGCCGCAACCAGACGGTGATGTGTTGATCACCGATCAGGCTAAACAGGTTTTAAACCATTTGAACCAGGTGACCAGTTCGCGTTATCAGGTTTCAACAACCTCGCTGCAAAACATTCGCGCCCGAATCGGGGAGGGCTTCACCGTTGAAGAACTGTCGCTGGTGGTGGACTACTGCAACGCCAAGTGGAGCGACGATTTAACAATGGCGTCCTACCTGCGCCCGCAGACACTTTTCCAGCCAACGAAGTTTCCAGCTTACCTGAAGTCCGCTACCAACTGGGCGAATGCCGGAAGGCCAGCGCGTGTTAACGGGAAGTGGGAGCGTGAGGATGGAATCTTCAAATCCAGCTTCAAGAACACCGACTACAGCAAAGTCCCGGCGGGCTTCAGAGGAGCGAACTCATGAGTCTTCTGAAAGATATTCAAATTTTCATCGCTGAAAACCCTGGGTTAACGAACAAACAGATCGCAGCTTCAATGCCTCAATACCGCCTTCATGCTGTTCAGCGCGGTGTATGCCATCTGGTCAAACTGAATCGCGCAACCCGCCAGCATAACGGTAAGTGCTACCAGTATTTTGCCAAAGCGCCGGGTGGTGGCGTTAACGAGGGGCGCTCTGCACTAAAAATTAACCGGGCAGATACACCAGCTGTATCAGAACAGGAAGAAGAGCCGAATCCAGCTGTAACCACGATGATGAATAAGGCTCAAGGCCTGTTTGAAAAAGGACTCTACCACCGTGCAGCCACAGTTCTGATGGATGCCTTCAATCGCTCAAAGAACGAAGAGCAGCGGATGAAGATACTGATTGAGCGTCAGCGTTGCCTGAGCATGGCGCCGAAAGTGAAAGCACCCTCTGATGCATGGTGTCTAGCTGGCCGAGCGAGGAATGTCTGATGAAATATTCAGTGATTTATGCCGACCCTGCGTGGGAATACGGGAACACCATCAGCAATGGCGCTGCAAATAACCATTACGGCACGATGAAGCTTATCGACATGAAGCGCTTGCCGGTTTGGGACCTGGCTGCTGATGATGCAGTTCTGGCTATGTGGTTCACCGGTACGCACACCCGAGAAGCTATCGAGCTGGCTGAAACGTGGGGCTTTAAAGTTCGCACGATGAAGGGCTTTACCTGGGTGAAGTTCAACCCACTGGCAGAGCAGCATATCAACAAAGCACTTCAGGCAGGCCGTGTGGAGGATTTTTACGACTTCCTTGACCTGCTTAACGCACAGACACGCATGAACGGCGGGAATTACACCCGAGCCAATACCGAAGACCTACTAATCGCCACCAGGGGAAATGGACTTGAACGCAAGTGCGCCAGCATCAAGCAGGTTATCTACAGTCCACTCGGTGAGCACAGCCAGAAGCCAGCAGAGGCGCGTTTCCGTCTGGAGAAGCTTTACGGTGACGTCCCACGCATCGAATTATTCAGCCGTTGCGGTGCGCCTGGCTGGGACCACTGGGGAAATCAATCTGAATCACCAGCTGTTGAGCTTATACCGGCAGTTGCCGTTCCCATGAAAAAACAACAGGAGCGCGCTGCATGAAACCTGAATTAACGCCGCGTCAGAATGAAGTGTTTGAAGCTATCAAGGTTCATATCGAAAAGGCAGGCTTCCCACCTACGATGCTGAAGCTTGCCGGATTAATTGGCTGCGCATCACCGAACGCTGCTGTAGCGCACGTGAAGTCACTTAAGAAAAAAGGTTACATCACTGTTGCTCCTGGCGCAGCCAGGGGCATTACCGTCGTCAAAACGGAATGGGATGCAGACCCAGTGACGATCATCAAAGACCTGCTATCCGGTGGAGATAAAGCCAGAGATAACGCTGTTGAATGGCTGAAAAAACAGGGAGTGACGTTATGAAACTGGTACTCCCGTTCCCACCGAGCGTAAACACATACTGGCGAGCCCCTAATAAGGGGCCGTTAAAGGGCCGCCATCTTATCAGCGCCAAAGGCAGGGCATACCAGAGCGCGGCATGTGCCGCGATCATTGAGCAACTGCATTGCTTACCAAAACCATCATCATCACCAGCTGCGGTGGAGATCCTTCTCTTTCCACCAGATGCCCGCCGCCGCGACATCGACAACTACAATAAGGCGTTGTTTGACGCGCTCACGCATGCAGGCATTTGGGAGGATGACAGCCAGGTGCAGAAAATGCTGGTGGAGTGGGGGCCGAAAGTGCATGGCGGAAGGGTAGAAATATCGATAACCAGGCATCAACCAACAATGGGGGGAATTGGGTGAGAGCCATACTGACGCCTGAAATTGCGCCGATGTCCGGGGTGGTTCTGTTCCGCCCTGGTACCGAACTGCTCTGGCTATTCCGTCAGGGAAGGGTAGTTATTGAGCCACCATCCGAAGCCATACAGCATCTACCATCTGGATTAATCCCTGAAGCCCACCAGCCCCTGACTGACGATGCCAACATGCAGGCTATTTTCGTTAACGAGAGGGTCATTCAGCGAGCTGGCGGATTGAGTAGCCTTGATGCCTGGCTGGAGAGAAAATTTGAATGCCAGTGGCCTCACACTGACTGGCATGCCAGTGACTTTACGGTAATGCGCCACGCTCCGGGGAGCATTCGTCTTTGCTGGTCATGTGATAACCATTTACGTGAGCAAACCACTGAAAGACTGGCAGGAATTGCCATGCAGAACCTGGTAAAATGGCTGCTGGAAAGGGTAAATATTGATTTAGGTTTCAGCCCTGACCACACTCTTTCGCTTCCTGAGTTCTGCTGGTGGATGGTACGTAATGATCTGGCTGACCTTGTTCCTGAATCGGTGGCGAGTAAAGCCCTCAGAATCAAGTCAGAACAGCACAGTTCAGTGATGAGGGAAAGCGACATTGTCCCGTCATTACCGGCTACGCAAATCTTTCAGGAGAAGGCAAAAAAGATAGTGGTGGTGAAGGTCGATCCTGAAACGCCGGAATCTTTCATGCTGAGGCCAAAGCGCCGACGCTGGGAAAACGAGAAATACACCCGCTGGGTGAAGTCGCAGCAGTGCAGTTGCTGCAATAATCCGGCAGACGACCCCCACCACCTGATAGGCCACGGGCAGGGTGGAATGGGTACCAAAGCGCATGACCTGTTTGTGATACCGCTGTGCAGAGCGCATCACGACGAGTTACACGCTGACCCCGTGGCATTTGAAGCGAAATACGGCGACCAGTTAACGCTGCTGTTTCGATTTTTAGATCGTGCGCTGGCAATCGGCGTACTGGCGTAAGTGGAGACGCAAATGATCAATCCTTCAGAAGTAGGCAAATCCGGCGAGTTGGTTCGCCTTCGCACTCTCGAAAGTATCTGGGTACAGGGAAAGCTCCGCATGTGGGGCCGCTGGTCTTATATCGGTGGTGGCTCGGGCGGAAACATGTTTAACCAGCTTCTGGCATCTGGGAAAATAACCAAATCCGCCATCAACGATGCGCTGCGCCGCATGAAGAAATCCGGCATCACCAAACCCGAACTGGAAGCATACCTGCGTGAAATTCTCGACAGTAAAAACAAAACTGGCCTGGCGTTCTGCTCAGACGAGGAGGGGCTAAAGATTGACGGCGTTATTGCCTCAGTGCTGATGAACAAAGAATACCGTGGGCTGTATAGTGTGATTGTTGATCGTCATCGTCTGCGTAAGAGCAAACTCCAGATGGCTAAAGAGCTTAATTCAAAACACCCCGACTGGACCCTTATTACATGCCGTCGTCGAATTGATACATGGATCAGTCTTGCAGAATCGATCCTTTACGCACCACTTTGTGATGCGTTCGGCACAAATGGCGACAGATTCAAGTTGCAGAGTGAGCAAGAAAGTGCTTAAATTGTGTTAGGCTCGGGACAGTAAAGCGTACTGAGCATCAAAAAATTAGAAACCCGCCCTTGAGCGGGTTTTTTGATTGAATTTTTCGTATAGATTTAACTTCTTCATGTTGTGTGAATCAGGTTTTGAGGTTCCTCATAAAAGTTGTGAGATATCTCAAAAGGACCTCATTTGTGAGGTTTTAGTGCCTTTTATACTTGTCAAATCTGCATCTAACTCGCTATAGTCTGTTTAAATCTTTACCAAAAAGTTTCCTTTTAAAGCCTCACATTGAGGCTTTTCGTGTATTAGAAGACTGGTAGCTACTACATCTTGTATCTCTAAACGCTGATAGGGGCTAGATGTAGACATAACGAGGGATACATCATGGGCGCGACTGAATTTTACAAAACAATGGGCATAACACCCGAAGAGTTACACAAGGGCGAATCTGTAGAGCATTATGCTATGCGTGTATTTGCTCAACAAAACGATCAATCTGTGAGGACTGGAGTCCTGTATTCATATAGTACGGTGAGCGCTTTGGAGCAGACTAATCCGCAATCTCACCAACTGTATACTTACTGATAGCTTGATAACATGCCAAATTGGATAGACGTGTTGGGTGAGATGGGTACTATCGCTCAGCGTACACCAGCGGATGAGGTTCGCCATAAGTACTTACGTGAGTTATCACAGCATACAGGCCGAAATGTAATATCTTATTACTCAGGCTTCCTTCAGAAAGGTGGGCCTGGGTATCAACACCTGATTCAAATGTCGGATGATGATAAGAATGGCCTTATGTCAGCTATCAATGGGCTGGATACAACGCTAGGGCTGGATATCTTGCTCCACACCCCTGGTGGAGATATTGCAGCCCTTGAATCGATTGGTCATTATCTTCGTTCAAAATTTGGAACGAATATTAGGGCTATTGTACCTATGATTTCGATGAGCTGCGGAACGATGTTGGCCTGTTGTGCAGAGCAAATCGTATTGGGTAAGCAATCGAATTTAGGACCTATTGATCCTCAGTTTAATGGTCTGTCATCACATGCAATTATTGAAGAATATGAAAGGGCTAAAGCAGAGATACTTGCTAACCCGGCAGCGCTTCAATGGTGGCAGTTTACCTTGCAAAAAGTTCACCCCACGCTAATTGGCGAGTGTGAAAAGGCCATCGTTTGGGCAAACGAAATCGTTCAGAAATGGCTCTGCACTGGGATGTTTGCTGGTCAGGATGATGCTGAAGAAAAAGCTAAACGCATTTGTGATGAGTTGAATAACCATCACACCACTTATGCGCATGCGAGACATATTCATCTTGATAAAGCCAAGAGTATCGGTTTGAATATCGTTGAGCTTGAGGGTGATCAGACATTGCAGGATTTGGTTCTCACTATTCATCACTGCTATATGCATTCTTTTGGCACTAGCCCAGCAGCAAAAATCATCGAAAACCATAATGGTAGTACGATGATGTGGAACATCTGTTAACCACGCTTCCAAAATTCTTCAAGGCCACCTTCGGGTGGCCTTTTTTATATCCCCTCGTTCTGAGAGGACTCACGGCAATAAGAGGGGGCTAAATGTCCGCAGAACCGATATCTGCTACGGCAACTGCTGGTGTTGCTGCCGGTACTACCGGGATCACCTTCGCCACGATGTTTCCAGAAGCTACCCCAGCCGTAATGCTTTGCTCACTTGCTGGGGCCGCTCTTTACGTCCTTAGCAGCGAAGATCACAAGCTCTGGAAGCAGATACTGTTCGCGCTTATCTCATTCATTGGTGGGGTCTACTGCGCCGGAACAGCATCTGAAATCATCGCAGCGCTTATCAATGCGGCATTGAGTCACCTTTCTCCGCCAGTTGCCGTGAAAGTATCTCCAGCCATTGGTGCGCTGGCGGCCTCAACGGTTTCTGTCACCGTCCTGCTTCGCGTTCTTAAGCGCTCGAAGACAGGAGACTTACCCGGATTGAAGGGGGAAGAATGACGTGGCAAACACTGATCCTGAACATTAACGCTGTTGCATGCATCCTAATCACCATACGCCTCATGTTCTTCAGGAAGCGGAGTTTACGCCGCCGCCGTCTGATGGAGTTTCTGGCGTATGGGCTGATCCTCGCACCAGCGTTTACCGCTTTCCGCATCTGGCATGGTGATTACGTGCAGGTCGATTACGGAGAGCTAGTCGTCAACCTCGTTGTCTGCATAGCCGTATGGAGAGCAAGGGGCAACATCGCAAGAATAGCAGGGGAAAGCACAACGTGAACCAATCACAATTTCAAAAGGCGGCTGGGCTAAGCGCCGAGTTAGCTGCGCGCTGGTTTCAGCCAGTAAGTGTCGCGATGAAAGAGTTCGGCATCACCAATCCGGTAGACAAAGCCATGTTCATTGCGCAGGCAGGGCATGAATCAGCAGGTTTCACTCTGCTGGTGGAGAGCTTCAACTATCGCATTGCTGGGCTGGTTAACTTCATCCGTGCGGGACGCCTCACAGCAGACCAGGCTAACGCGCTTGGACGTCGCCCGGAAGAGCGGGTATTGCCCATTGAGCGCCAGCGAGCTATCGCTAACCTGGTATATAGCAAACGCATGGGGAACAACGCTCCCGGTGACGGCTGGTTATACCGTGGACGTGGACTTATCCAGATTACCGGCCTCAATAACTACCGTGATTGTGGGAACGGCCTGAAGGTTGATTTGGTTAAGCAGCCTGAGCTATTGGCCGAAGATGTTTATGCTGCCAGAAGCGCTGCATGGTTCTTCGCAACTAAGGGATGTATGAAGTATTCCGGCGACCTGATGCAGGTGACGAAGATTATCAACGGCGGCACGAACGGACTTGAAGATCGTCGCGATCGCTTCGGTAAGGCCAAAACGGTACTGGTATGAGGTTGATATGGGATTAGAAGCAATCATTGGGCTTGCTGCACTGGTTATGGCGGCTATCGCTGGTGCTTTTGGCATTGGTCATTCACGCGGCTCCAGCAAAGCGGAAGCCAAAGCAGACCAGCAGCGCAACGAAGAAAAGGCCGCAGCCACTGAAGAGGTAGCAGAACGCCGGGTAGAGACAACGAAAGAGGCCAGCAATGTACAGCAGACTGTTAACCACATGCCTGATGACGATGTTGATCGCGAGCTGCGTGACACGTGGAAGCGTCCCGGTGGTGGTTGATACCGCCTGTGACTGGGTAAAGCCAATCTACCTAACGGATCACGACATCGACGTTCTGGACCGCCAGACGAAGAAAGACATCCTGGCGCATAACAAAGCGTGGCAGGCGAACTGCCAGAATGAGAAAGCCGATTTGAAGTAGCAAAGCGGAAATACCGCAATCGAAAGGCAATGCAGCAGTCATGATGCTGCCCTGAGTCGCCAGTGTGCAAGCCTGTGTAGTGATGGGTCAAGGTTCCTATATCAAAATAAGCTCCGGTGAAGCAGCGAGAATGCCAGACACGCACCGGTTATAAGCGGCGATGAAGCCACGGCAACTCAAGGGCATGAGCGTGGCCACTCCTTGAAGTGGCAGCAATTACAAAGCTCACCTGCAGGTGCGTTTCATATTTCTTAACTCCACCAAAAGATAAGAATGAGTAAAACTATTGGTGGATGATGATCAAAATTTTCAATTATTATAAATTGTTAGCTAATTCTATAGCTGCAGTTATGAATTCCATCACTGTGACGCCAGGTGCCAACCATTCGATAATGCCATGTTTTTCGGCAATGCCCCTGCCACCGTCCTCTGGAAGAACCTGATGGTTTTTTAGTTCTTTGATTAATTCAAGTAATTTATCATGAGGGTATCCTTCCTTTAACATTTGAACCAGTAAAGGATTATCTCTTACCTGAAGAGCTATCTTTGTATTGTTAGTAATGTTTCCAGAGATATTTCCCTGCATTGATTCTGGAACGCTTATTCCTATTTCAGAATTGTTGACTGTATTGTTAAAAATATTCAATGCCATTTTTTTTGTTTCCTTTGAGCTTGATGCTTGTGTGTTAGAGACTGAAATGCCTATATCGGTATTATTATTAAACACAGATTGCACACATGTTAGACTTTGAACATTATGTGCTGTGATTCCAGTGCCATAATTATCAGAAGAGTTTACTCCTGAAATTAATACGTGACCGCAATTTTTAAAGTGTATACCCGTGCCAATATTCGGTAATTTAGGAGTGTTTTTTTTGACTTTGAGACCCATGTGGACAACTCCTTATACTGGATAGGATGGTAAATGAGAAAGTGAAGGGCCATGAAGAGAATAGCATATCCATTTAAATGATGTGTAGATGTTCAACTTTTGAGTTGAAAGAATTGCGACAAAGATCTGTATATGAAACGTAAAACTTATCCCAGCAATATAACATAATGGGCCAAGGAGCAATTATGCAGGTCACTATTGATGGTGTCCCGTATGCACCCGCCTGCGCAATTTCATCGCGGATCGGCATTGCAATAACGACACACCAGCGAGCCGACGTTTTGAAACGAGCGCTAGAACAGCACATGAAGCACCTGCCAGCCGGTGCGCTGGTGGTTGTTATTGATGATGGTTCAAAACCTGCAGCGGTAGTTCCCCACGGCGTGCAGCTGCTTCGCCATGAAAGATCACTCGGCATTGTTGCTTCGAAGAACGCCAGCTTAACCGCGCTGGTGGACGCCGGGTGCGAGCATCTCTTCTTGTGGGATGACGATGCCTGGCCAATCGCTGATAACTGGCATCTCCCTTACATCGAATCACCAGAGCCGCACCTGGCTTACCAGTTCCTCGATCTTGCTGGCCAGAATAAGCTCAATGACCTTTCGGTGCTTTACCGTGACGATCAGCATGTGGCGTATACCGGGCAGCGCGGCGTGATGCTGTATTACCACCGCAGCGCCATAGAGAAGGTGGGCGGATTCGATCCGGTTTACGGTCGCGGCATGTACGAACACAGTGACCTCGCCCTACGCATCCATAATGCTGGCTTGACGACGTGGGCTTACAGTGATGTGGTAGGTTCAGAAAAACTGATCCATTCTCTCGATGAGCATGAAGCCGTAGAGCGTTCGGTACCGCGTCCCGACCGACAGGCGCTGGTGGAACGTAACGTGAAGATCCACAACGAACGGCGTGATTCCGGGTTTACTGGTTACGTTGAATACCGTCAGCAGCGCGATGTAGTTATCACAACGCTGCTCACCAGTCAGCCTGACCCGCAGCGCGGCACGAAAATGGCGGCCTCGCCTGACATGCTGAGCAAATGGGCGGCCTCGCTTCGCCAGTGTGGGCGTATAGCGCTGGTGGATGAATTACTGACGGCCCCGGCCGATGTTGAGCTGTATCTCGTACCTGACGTGAAGATGAATGTCTACTTCCGTCGCTGGCTGCACATCTGGCAGCACCTGCGAGAACACCCTGAATACCGGTTCGTCTGGTGTACCGATGGTACCGATGTCGAAATGCTTCGCGCGCCGTGGGAAGAAATGGAAGCCGGAAAGGTGTATGTCGGTTCAGAACCAAAGACCTACGCCGATACCTGGGCAAAGCAGAATCATCCGGAGCGCATCTATCAGGAGTTTATTGAAGAACACCGCAACGATGTGATGCTTAACGCTGGGCTGCTGGGTGGTACTCGCGCTGATGTAATGGCGTTCGCTCACGGCATCATCCGTCTTTACTACCGGATCGAGAGTTATCGTTTCTGGAAGAAAGAACAGGCTGGCGCCGCGGTGGGTGACATGGTGGCGTTCGGCATTGTTGCGCAGTCATTCGCTGACAGGCTGGTCACCGGCCCTCTGGTTCACACGGTGTTCAAAACTGAGGGCATCGGTATAGAAAGCGCTTGGTTTAAACATAAATAATTCTTACGGGGGTTAAGAATGATGCAAAATCACGAGTTAGTAGTTTCGTCTTTCATCGCTAACGGCGAAGTTATTAATGCTACCGTGAGCGTACGGGCGATGGCGGTACCAATGTTAAACATCTTCAGTATGGAGGTTTTTATTGCTCGAATTGAGGGAGGTACGGTCGAATATTATGAAGGTGAAGCCATAAAAACTGCTGCAAAGGTCATCAGTGTTGTAAATGAAGAAATTAATAAAGCGGCCTGAAGGCCGCGCTTACAATTACTTAATGAACTTCTCTGGTTTCGGTTGGAACATTATTTGGACAGACGGCTGAAGCAACTCGTTGATGGCAGACTTGATAGGTGCTGACTGACTGTGATTGAGTTTATCCAGAGATTCTGAAAGGGTCTCTCTGAGTTTGGATGAAAACTGACTATCGCCCGATTGTTCATCGAGAAGCTTAATCATGTGAGTGATTACAAAGTTTGCGGCTGCACCTTGTTTTGCCATCTGCTGTTCAAGTGTAGCGATTTTGTGCAGAAGAGAAGCTGTTTGTTGGTCCATTTATATTTCCTAATCCAGAGGTTATCAGCCATCCCTCTTTATATGAGTGCGCCAGTGTCCCACCACTGACGGGCTGAGTGCTTACCTTAACCAGGGTTATAGAGAAGCAACACCCTGATATTCAGACAGTAGTCGCCATCGTGCGGCTTTTTTATTGGAGATTCACTGGTGGCTGAAGACATAAAGTTTGTGGTGGTCGGCCATGTCTCTCGCATAGTTCATGCACAACGTCTTGCTGCGCTGCTTGATGCTCATCTGCTGATTGATGACGGTAACCATGGCGCGAACTGGAATCACAGGCGCGCTATCGAGTGGGCTGCTGATCAACCCTGCCGTGTAGTTGTGTTGGAAGACGACGCGCTTCCGGTGGAGAGATTCACCGAGAAGGTAACGGAATGGCTGGTGCGCTTCCCTGACGACATGCTGAGCTTTTATCTCGGTACTGGCCGACCACCGCAGTATCAGAAAGAGATAGCCGACTGGCTGATTGTTGCAGATAAGTCACGCGCAGACTTCATCACGCTTCAGCGTCTGATACACGGGGTCTGCTACAGCATCCCGACTCAAAGCGTCAGCCGTGTGCTGTCTCAATGGGACCGCAGTAAGCCTGCTGATTATGCCGTGGGTGATGCCTATGGCGGCGCTGTGGTCTATCCATGCTACTCGCTGGTGGATCATGCAGATGGCGAACCGGTTGAGTGTCATCCAGACGCAGCGCCACGCACAGAGCGGCGCAGAGCATGGAGGCTGGCGTGAATAAAGAACCACGTATTTATGGCAGCAAATGGGATAGAGAGCGCCTTGTCTTCCTTCGTGCCCATCCACTCTGTGTGATGTGTCAGGAGCAGGGAAGGGTGGCAGCAGCAACTGTAGTTGACCACATAACCCCTCACAAACTGAAAGAGGCGCTTCGTTCTGGTGATTCGACTGCCATAAGCAAAGCACAGAAGCTCTTCTGGAGCCGTAGTAACTGGCAGGGACTGTGTAAGCAGCATCATGACTCCACGAAGCAGAGGATGGAGAAGAGAGGCTCCATCATCGGCTGTGACGAGAGCGGCATCCCCCTCGACCCGACGTCGCACTGGTTCAAACGATAACGTTTCTCATTTGTTCCGCTAGCCGAAGGGAGGGGGCGGGGTAAAAGTTCAACCCCCCTACCGCAAATGACCGCCGCTCGTGCTTTTTGAGCACAACCGCGAAATGAAAAGTTTTTTTCCGGGAGGTTCCGATGGCAGGACGACGCCCGAAACCGACCCACCTGAAAGTGGTAACCGGCAACCCGGGCAAACGAAAACTCAACGACAAAGAGCCTACTCCGGCGCGAGAAATCCCAAGCCCTCCTGAGCACCTCACTGACTGGGGGAAGGTGGCCTGGGGAAAGTTAACCGTGCTGCTGGACGGTATGGGGATTTTGACCATTGCCGACACGCTGGCGCTCGAACGTCTCTGTGATCTTTACGCCGACATTCTGCAGCTGCGCCTGACAATCGCTGATGAGGGGCGAACGTACACCGTGCAGACAGAAGGCGGATTTCTGATCAAAGCGAATCCGGCTGTCGCCATGCTGGCAGACGCCGATCGCCGTTTTAAAAGCTACCTGGTTGAATTCGGTCTCACTCCGGCCGCCAGAACGAAGGTGAAAGTTGATGGTGGAGAAAAAGAAGAAGACCCGCTCAACCAGTTCTTCGGTTGATCCCGCAACGCGATACGCGATGGATGTGGATTCCGGTAAGGAAATTGCTGGACCAGATATCCGAAATTCCTGTAAACGTCACCTCAAAGATTTGGAATCCTGTCACGCCCGCGGCCTGGTGTGGGATCCTGCCGCAGCTCAGCGCGCTATCGACTTTTTCGCAAAAGTGCTGAAGCTCAACGGCGGTGAGCATGAGGGGAAACCATTCAACTTGCTACCGTGGCAGTGCTTCATTGTAGGATCGATTTTTGGCTGGAAGAACTCGGATGGTTATCGCCGATTTCGTATGGTTTACGTCGAATCTGGTAAAGGTTCAGGAAAGTCACCACTGGCTGGCGGAGTGGGGCTCTACTGCCTGACAGCAGATAAAGAGCCTCGAGCCGAAATATATGCCGCAGCAACGAAAAAAGACCAGGCCATGATCCTGTTTCGTGATGCGGTGGCGATGGTGGATCAGTCACCGGCGCTGGCTCAGCGGATCAATAAATCCGGTGGGTCTGGTAAAGAGTGGAATTTGGCTTTTCTTCAGACGGGATCTTTCTTCCGGCCCATCAGCTCTGACGACGGGCAGTCTGGACCGCGTCCGCATTGTGCCCTGATTGACGAAATCCACGAGCATAAAAACAACCAGGTCGTAGAAATGATGCGCGCTGGTACGAAAGGTCGTCGGCAGGCATTGATTTTCATGATCACCAACAGCGGCCACGACAAAACCAGCGTCTGTTATGACTATCACGAGTACGGACGAAAAGTTGCTGAAGGATCCATTGAGGATGACAGCTTCTTTTCATTCATCTGCTCGCTTGATGAAGGTGAGGACCCTTTCAAGGACGAGTCCTGCTGGAAGAAAGCCAACCCGTCGCTTGGTCACACCTTCACAGACCGTTATTTGAGGGAACAGGTAACCCAGGCGCGCGGCATGCCGTCGAAAGAGAGCATCGTTCGCCGCCTCAACTTCTGCCAGTGGGTTGATGCTGATAACCCATGGATGAGCAGTGATGTGTGGATGGGGTGCGAAGAGGATTTCGATCTCCATGAGCTGCAGGGAGAAGAATGCTTCGGTGGCCTTGATCTTTCAGGAAGCAGGGACCTTACCGCCCTTGCGCTGTTTTTCCCGAAAAAAAGAAAGCTTCTTGTGGAGTTCTGGACCCCAAAAGACACACTTTTGGATCGTGCAAAAACGGATAGGGTGCCTTATGACGCCTGGGAGCGCGACGGGTACATCCACACCACGCCAGGCAAAGCGGTAAAGTATGGATTTGTTGCCGAGCGTATAGCCGACCTTTCCCAGATGTTTTTTATCAAAGCGATCGCCTTTGACCAGTACCGCATTAAGTACCTTGAACCTGAGCTCGAAGAGGCCAGTGTATCGGTCCCTTTAATCCCCCACGGTCAGGGATATTACAAAGCACAGGAGTCAGGGTTGTGGATGCCGCACTCTATCGAGCTTTTCGAACAGCGGCTTGACGACAGCGACATCATCATAAAAACCAATCCCTGTCTGCGCTGGAATGCAGCATCCGCCGTGACTGAGGCGGACCAGAAGGAAAACCGCATATTTGCCAAAAAGAAAAGCACCGGCCGTATCGACGGCGTGGTGGCTTCAGCTATGGCAATAGGCGCATCTGAAGGTGATGTCACTGACGAAGGTGATATTGACGATTTCTTCTCACAACCGTTGAGCATGTGATGGACGATTCAAATTACAGCATTGATCTGCGCACAAATAACGGCTGGTGGGCCCGGGTAGCTTCGTGGTTCGTTGGTGGACGGCTGGTAACACCTGAACAGGGTTCACAGACCGGACCTGTTTCAGCCAGCGGCACCCTGGGCGATTCACAAATTACAGACGAACGCATCCTGCAGATATCGACCGTCTGGCGATGTGTTTCTCTGATTTCTACGCTGACCGCCTGTCTCCCCCTGGACGTGTTCGAAACAGATAAAGAGGATAACCGTAAAAAGGTTGGCCTGAGCAATCCGCTGGCCCGCCTGCTGCGCTACTCGCCAAATCAGTACATGACGGCGCAGGAGTTCCGTGAAGCCATGACGATGCAGCTGTGCTTCTACGGCAATGCATACGCCCTGGTTGAGCGAAACAGTGTCGGGGATGTGGTCAGCCTCCTGCCGCTGATGTCTGCCAATATGGATGTCCGGCTTGAAGGAAAGCGCATCGTTTATCGCTACCAGCGTGACAATGAATACGCCAATTTTTCTCAACGAGAAATTTTCCATCTAAAAGGCTTTGGCTTTAATGGACTCACCGGGCTGTCGCCTATAGCACATGCCTGTAAATCAGCTGGCGTTGCGGTCGCGATGGAAGATCAACAGCGGGAATTTTATGCCAATGGTGCCAAATCTCCCAAAATCCTCACCACAGGCGATCGCGTGTTGACCAAAGAGCAGCGCACGCAGCTGGAGGAAAATTTTAAGGAGATTGCAGGCGGTCCGGTGAAAAAACGCCTCTGGATCCTTGAAGCAAACTTTCAGTCCCATGATATCGGTGTTAGTCCACAGGATGCTGAAACGATGGCTTCCAGGAAATTTCAGGTCAGTGAACTGGCGCGTTTCTTCGGCGTTCCTCCGCATCTGGTAGGTGATGTTGAGAAGAGTACCAGCTGGGGATCAGGTATTGAGCAACAAAACCTGGGGTTTCTGCAGTACACCCTGCAGCCGTATATATCCCGCTGGGAGAATGGCATTCAGCGCTGGTTACTGAAGCCAGAGCAGGTTGGTGTCTATCACGCTGAGCATAATCTTGATGGGCTTCTTCGTGGCGACTCAGCATCGCGTGCTGCTTTCATGAAGGCCATGGGGGAAGCTGGTCTGAGAACCATAAATGAAATGCGGCGACTTGATAATTATCCACCACTTCCAGGTGGTGACGTCGCGATGCGACAGGCGCAATACGTACCAATAACCGATCTCGGCAACAACAAAGAGCCCCGCAGAAATGACGGGGCTTAATTTTTATGGGGGCCATGATGCCTGACATCATCAAAACGCTGTCGTTTGAAGAAACTGAAATCAAATTTGCCGGGGATGGCCAGCAGGGCATCTTTGAGGGATATGCCTCTGTTTTCGGTAACACAGATTCCGACGGCGACATTATTTTGCCCGGTGCATTCAAGAAAACGCTGGAAACACAAAGCCGTAAAGTCGCGATGTTTTTCAATCATCGGCAGTGGGAAATTCCGGTAGGAAAGTGGGACAGCATTCAGGAAGACAGTAAAGGTCTTCTTGTTCGAGGCCAGCTAACACCGGGTCACAGCGGTGCCAATGACCTGAAGGCGGCTATGCGACATGGCACAGTTGATGGTATGTCCGTCGGCTTTGCCGTAACGAAAGATGACTACAGCATTTCGCCCAACAATGGCGGGCGGATCTTCAAAAACATTTCCTGGCTGAAAGAAATCAGTGTCTGCACTTTCCCAGCTAACGAACTGGCTGGGGTGGATTCGATGAAAAGTATCGACGGGATTGAAACCATCCGTGACGTGGAGAGCTGGCTGAGGGATTCAGTCGGACTAAGCAAGTCACAGGCAGTAGGGCTGATAGCCCGTTTCAAATCAGCCATTCGGAGTGAGTCTGAAGGCGATCCTAACAAACCCGATATCAGCGCTCTGCTCAAGAGCATCACCGACTTTAATCCGACAAAAGGAAAATAAAATATGTCAGAACTCGCACAAATTCAGAAAGCCCTCGAAGAGTCACAGTCCAAGCTGCAGGGGCTCTTCGATGAGCAGCGAAAACAGATCGAACAGAACGGTACCGTGTCAAAACAGCTGCAGGATGACATGGCTAAGGTTAATGAAGAAATGACCAAAACCGGTCAGCGTCTGTTTGATCTGGAACAGCGTCTTTCATCTGGACCGGATAACCCCGGAGAGAAAAAATCGTTCTCTGAGCGTGCTGCCGAAGAGCTCACTAAATCCTGGAACGGCAGCAAGTCCAGTTTTGAAGCGAAAACCTTCAATAAATCTCTTGGTAGTGATGCTGGTTCGGCTGGCGCACTCATCCAGCCTATGCAGGTGCCAGGCATCATTATGCCAGGGCTTCGCCGACTGACCATCCGTGATCTTCTGGCACAGGGGCGAATCTCCAGCAACTCTCTTGAATATGTTCGCGAAGAGGTGTTCACCAACAATGCGGCCAGCGTGGCGGAAAAAGCCCTTAAGCCTGAATCAGATATTAAATTCAGCAAACAGACGGCGAACGTTAAAACCATCGCCCACTGGATCCAGGCATCCCGCCAGGTGATGGATGATGCGCCTATGCTCCAGTCCTACGTCAATAATCGCCTGCTTTACGGTCTGGCACTGGAGGAAGAACGACAGCTGCTGAATGGTGATGGTAGTGGTGATGACCTGGAAGGTATCAACCATGTGGCAACTGCCTATGATACCGCCCTGAACGTTTCTGGTGATACGCGCGCCGATATTATCGCGCATGCGATTTTCCAGGTAACCGAGTCCGAGTTCAGCGCGTCAGGCATCATTCTCAACCCCCGCGACTGGCATAACATCGCGCTGCTGAAAGACAACGAAGGCCGTTATCTTTTCGGTGGCCCGCAGGCTTTCACCAGCAACATCATGTGGGGGCTGCCAGTTGTGCCAACTCGCTCCCAGGCGCAGGGCACTTTCACAGTTGGTGGTTTCGATATGGCATCGCAGGTCTGGGATCGCATGGATGCAACTATCGAAGTAAGCCGTGAAGACCGCGACAACTTTGTCAAAAACATGCTCACCATCCTGTGCGAAGAGCGCCTGGCGCTGGCGCACTATCGCCCGGCGGCACTTATCAAGGGTTCCTTCGACGAATCCGGCAGCTGATGGAGGGGGCGGGGAAACCCGCCCTTAATTAATGACGATAAATGTGCTTGATGTCGTTCCGATTGAAGAGCTGCGCCAGCATGTGGAAATGGATACCGATGATCGGGATTCCATGATCAAGCGTTACGCACAGTCCGCGCTTGAATACTGCCTGCGCTGGTGCGATGAACCTCGCTGGAAAGTGGCCGAAGATATTCCAGCACCGGTGGTCTCGGCAATGTTACTTATTTTTGGCGACCTGTTTGAGCACCGAACCAGTCAGACAGAAGTGCAGCTTTATACAAATGTGGCGGCAGAAAATCTGATGTTTGCCTGTCGTAACTGGCGAGGTGAGGCTGAAAAGGGGGAGGGCTCCTGATGGAACCTGGCCGACTCCGGCACCGTGTCCGGATAGAAGTAAAGACTGACGACCGTGACAATTTCGGTCAGTTGATTGGCTGGAAGAGTAAGGGCATTGTCGCGGCAGATATCCGCGCCGTTACCGGGCGGGATTTTATTAGTGGCAGCGCCGAACGCTCCAACGTTACCACAAAAATTTTCATGCGATACCGGGATGATATTCGGGCTACGGTTACTCGCTTTATCGAGGTAACAAATAAGGGAGAAGGACGCGTTTTTACTGTGACTGCACCGTTACCCACGCGCGACAGACGCAATATTGAAGTCCTGTGTATGGAGGATTTCACCCGTGTTCCCTGAACTTAAAAGCGAAGTCGAAAAACTTCTTGGCGTGAATGTTTATCCGTTGATAGGCCCGCAAACAGAGGGCGAATTTGTGACGCTGCAGCTGATAAGCGACCCTCGGCTTGTCATTGGCACCATACGCACGAAACTTGTGGCGGCTCGTTATCAACTGGGCTTTATCTCTTCTCTTTACAGTCGAACTGAAGAGATGGACAAGACGCTATGGGCGGTCTGGGAAAATGTTATTCACGGCCATATTGGGGGATACCCCATTCAATATGTTGAGCGGCAGGGCATGAGTGAAAGTTTCGAACCTGATGACGGTGGTAAATATCGCCGTACCCGGGATTACATATTTTACTGCCCGGAGGATGCTTCATGATCCGCATGGAGGTGAAAGGGCTTCAGGAACTCGAACGTCAGCTCCTTGCCCTTGGGGAAAAGGTTGGTACGCAGGTTTTGCGGGATGCCGGGAAAGCGGCTCTTGAGCCCGTTCTGGAAGATATGAAAGCGCATGCTGGTTACGACGAATCAGCGAAAGATGAGCACATGCGCGATTCAATTAAAATCCGCTCATCGTCCTCGAGAGCTAAAGGCAATGCAGTTGTTTATCTTCGCGTTGGCCCGAGTAAAAAACACTTCATCAAAGCGTTGGCTCAGGAGATGGGAACCGTAAAGCAAGTCGCAAGTCCCTTCATTCGTCCGGCGCTCGATTATCAGAAAGCGAAAGTTCTGCGCATCCTTGCGATAGAAATACGCGCCCGAATTGAAAACCACCGGTAGCGCTCGCTGCCACCTTCAAAGAGAGAGAAATTATGGCTGATAAAACTTCGCCAGAGTACGCGATGCTGCCTGCTGGCACCGTCGTTATGTGGGGTGCTGCGGGCAGCGACGTAGCAACAATGAAACCACTCATTAACTGTAAAGCGCTGGGCGCTACAGGACAGACGGGCAGCTTTGTAGACTGCACTACGCTGATCGATACCAGTAAACAGTTTATCTCTGACCTGCCTGAAGGCCCTGAAAAATCGCTGGGCTTTATTGACGATCCAGCCAACCAGGACTTTGCTGATTTCCTCAACGCAGCAGAGAACCGGGAAACCGTACAGTTTTACGTTGAGCTGCCAAATGGTCGAACGGCGAACATGATTCTGGCCCTTTCTGGCTGGCAGATGAATGAAATTACCGCCCCGGCAAGTGAAGTCATTCAAATCACTGTTCAGGGAAAACAGAACAATATTACTTGGGGTACGGCTGCCGGCAGCTGATCAGGGCATTACTAACTGGCCACCTCTTGGTGGCCTTTTATTATCTAATTCTCAGGAAAAACTATGTCTACCATCGATGTTTCTGCACTTAAATCCGCACTTCTGAAGCCTAAAAGCGCCGTTGTTACCGCCGAAATTTTTGGAACCACCGTTTATCTACGCCGTATGACGGCGGGAGAACTCATCGATCATGAAGAAGCGCTGCGAGACAGTCAGATTGCAGAAGATGCACGTAAAGCTTCAGAGATCAGTGTGCAGTTGATCGTCGATTGTCTTGTCCATCCCGATGGCAGCCTAATCGCAGCTGAAGACAAGCCTACCGCAGCCGAGCTACTCCAGACTCATGACAACGTGGCGCTCCTTGATGCAATCGCCACTGTAAAAAAACATGCGCTGGGTAAGCTTGAAGACGCGGAAAAAAACTAACGAGCTCGCCCTGGCTTGAGCTGATTTTCTGGCTGGCTGACCGCTGGGGCGAGCCTGACCCTTCAAAGATAGCTTCACTTCCGGCAGAAACTCTTTTTCACTGGCGCGCGTACTTTCTGCGTACTGGTGCCATAAGCCGACCCGGTGAAGAGATTTCTCCGACTCCTGAAACCCCGCCTCCTGCTGTAGTCAGTAATGTTGACGATCAGTGTGCGGCAGTAATGAGAGCGTTAATGTAATGGCTGACGTTGCTTCCCTCGCCGTCGGGCTGCATCTCAACGCAGCCAATTTTAAATCTCAGCTGATGGGTGCATACGGTGATGCTGAGAACTCATCAAAGCGTTTCAACCGTAACGCACAGGAAGATGCTAAAAGGACAGATGAAGCCTATTCCCGGATGGGGAAAACCATCGCGGGTGTAGCTGGTCGCCTGGCGGGATTTGCCGGTGCCGGTTTATCACTTGGCGCCATCATTACTACCACGCGTGAATACGGACAGGCTTTATCCGACCTTTCGGCTATCACCGGCGCTACAGGCGCCCAGTTAAAATCGCTTGATGAAGCCGCCCAGGAGATGGGGCGTAGCACTGAATACAGTGCGAGCCAGGCGGTGGAAGCCCTGAAGTTGATGGCGTCCGCTAAACCTGAACTTCTTCAGACCGCAGACGGACTTACTGAGGCGACAAAGAGCGCACTAACGCTTGCTCAGGCCGCAGGCTCAACTTTGCCAGATGCAACCCGCACTCTGGCTCTTTCCCTTAACCAGTTCGGGGCCGGGGCTCAGGAAGCGGATCGTTATATTAACGTGCTGGCTGCCGGTGCCAAGTTCGGGGCATCGGAAATCGCAGATACAGCTGCGGCTATTAAAAATGGTGGGGTGGCCGCTGCACAGGCAGGAGTTGGATTTGAAACGCTTAACGCAGCGATTCAGGTTCTGGCTGAGCGTGAAATCAAAGGCGGTGAAGCAGGAACCGCGCTGAGAAACGTTATTCTTGCCCTTGAGAAAGGTACAGACAAAACGCTCAAACCATCGGTTGTGGGGCTCAGTGGTGCTCTGGATAATCTCTCAAAGAAAAACCTTTCTACGGCTCAGGCTGTAAAACTGTTCGGTGTTGAGAATATCAACGCGGCATCAGTGCTGGTGGACAACCGCAGCAAACTTAACGCATTAACCCTTGCCCTAACTGAAACACAGACTGCGCATGAGCAGGCCGCTATTCGTGTTAATAACTTGAATGGCGACATCATGGGGCTGACCAGTGCTTTTGAAGGCATGATCATTAAAATTGGTCAAAGTAGTACCGGACCGCTTCGTTCAGGCATTCAGTCAGTAACTGACGGTATCAACCTACTTACCGATAATTTCAACGCAGTTGCAAGTGTGGCCTTATACACACTGATCCCGGTTCTTTCGACCAAACTGACAGCTGGTCTTCGCGAAAACATAAGCGCATGGCAGCAGAATCAGGCAGCCGTTAAAGCAGCAGCAGCGGCTCAGGCTGATGGCGCACGTAAAACGCTGGAAGCTACTTCTGCCACGCTAAAGCGAAATGATGCGGAATTTGGTTATTACCGTCAGCTGGAAAAAACGGCCAGGCAGCATGGTTTGAATGTAAATTACCAGGGAGAGTTTAACCGACTTATCCGTGAAGAAACCGAGCAAACTAATCTGGCCACTCGTGCAAAAATGCAGTTGGCAGCAGCTAATCGTCAGGTCTCAGTATCTGCTCGGGCCACCTCGGTTGCTGTGGGACTCGCTCGCGGTGCTCTTGCCTTCGTCGGTGGGGCGTTTGGCGCAGCAACATTAGCTGGTTCAGCACTGCTTTATTTCCATCAACAGGCAAAAGAAGCCCGTCAGTCTGCGATTAATCTCAAGGATGCTGTGATTGAAACCACTGCCGCACTGATGCAGATGTCTGATAAACAGCTGGCCGTTAAGCAGATTGACCTTCAAGACCAGTATCAAAATCAGGTAACTCAGCGTAACCAGCTCATCAAGGAAATTCAGGACGCAGACAGCAGACTAGATAGCCTCGGTGGATTTGACCCATTCCGACAGAAAAAGGGGGTAGAGGACAGTAAGAAACGGGCAGAAGCTGACCTTGAAGCCGTTAATAAAGGGTTAGAGACAACACAGTCTAACCTTGAGAATGTCAGTAAGGCGCGTTTTTTGGTCCAGACAGGGATTGCCGATCAAGCAAAATCGCTCGCGAAAGACATCAAAAATATCACTGCTCAGACAGCTAAAGCCGGAGAGGGTGTTACCACACCCTGGACCGGTGAAGATACTCAAAAGGCCAGGAAGGAAACGGTCAATCAGTATCTTCAGTTGCGCAGGGAGATCGAAGAAGCTCATGCAACCAGTCTTGGAAAAATTGATCTTCAGGAGAAAGCCAGTCAGGAAAAGCTGATCGCTGCGGCGCGTAAAAATGGAGCAAGCCAGCAGGATCTACAGCGTGCGCTGTTAATGAATGCTGAAAATTATCAGAAGCAACGTAACGAACTTGCTGAGCAGTATTCCCCGGCACGATCGGCCATCAATAAAGAGAAGGAAGCGAGCCAGGAGCTCAAGTCTCTCCTTGATGCACGTTTGCTTACTGAAAAAGAGTACATGGCTGCGCGTGTCACACTGTCACAGGAGACATCCCGACAAATCCTACAGGCCCAGGCTAATGCTCTATCAGCACCACGGCTTGAGCTTGCCGGGGACGTTGATCCGCTTGCCCAGCAAAGGAACCAACTTGCACAGCAGCAAAGTCTGGTAGAGACCTATTATCGCAATGGTGCGCTGAGTAAGCAGCAATACGAAATGCTGATGCAGAAGAGCAGTAAAGATTCTGCTGATGCACAGTATCAGACCGCGCTGGAATTATATCGCTCACAGAGTGAATTCAATAATCTGGCGCTCGGACTGGTTGAGGCTACCCGGGAGCGAACCACTAATGTCCTGACGGGGCTGCTGACTAAAACGCAGACCTTTAAAGAGGGCGTGATCAACCTCTTCTCCACGCTTACTCAGTCGATAATTCAAAACCTCGTCGATATGGCAGCGCAGGCGCTCGTAACAAATACAATCCTGAGTTCAATTATGGGGGTTGGTTCGAGTGTACTTGGCGGTGTTGGGGGAAGTACGGCAGGCAGCTCAGGGACAGCGATTGCCGATTATGGGAGCAATTTCCAGTTCAATGCTAAAGGCGGCGTTTATTCCTCCTCAGACTTAAGTGCCTATAGCGGCCAGGTTGTCGATAACCCTACCTTTTTCGCATTCGCGAAAGGTGCTGGAGTAATGGGTGAGGCGGGACCAGAAGCGATCATGCCATTGACCCGGGCAGCTGATGGTTCACTTGGGGTTCGCGCAGTGTCAGGCGGTGCTTCTGAAGGTGCTGCTCCTCAGGTATTCATCACTATCAATGGCGATGGCAGTACGGCATCACAATCATCTGGCGGGCTGGAAAAATTCGGTAAAAGCGTAGGCAATTTTGTCAGAGATGAATACCGAAAGCTGATACAGGCTGATCTTCGTCCCGGAGGGGCAATCTGGAACAGTACAAACGGGAGGCGGTAATGGCGCTGGAAACTTTCAACTGGAGCCCTAGGGTGAATCCTTCTCAGGACGTCACCATGCGTACGCGTGAGGCGCAGTTCGGAGATGGTTACACCCAGACATCCGGTGACGGACTCAACCCTCGCTCACAAAGCTGGGATCTGACCTTTGTAGGTCTGGAACCCTATATCAAGTCGATCAAAGACTTTCTTGATCGCCATGAGGGAACAAAAGCATTTGCATGGAAGCCGCCGCTTGAGGACTTGGGTCTCTATCGATGCAAACAGTACAAGCCCTCCCCAATGGGGGGAGGCAACTGGTCTCTGACGGCAACATTCATCCAGGCATTTAAACCATGAGCTTAAACGCAGATTATCAGAAGCTGGAATCCGGAAATGACGTTCGTCTGATTGAGGTGGACGGTTCTTCTTTTGGGCTAACGGACATTCTCCGGTTTCACAATTACAACATTCCCCACACCGAAGCGGAAATAGTCGCCGCCGGCGGGGATGAGGCCAAGCTCCCGGCGAAACCAATCTGGTGGCAGGGTAATGAATATTCCGCCTGGCCGTATCAGCTGGAAGGGCTGGAGAAATCGACCAGTGGCAGCAATGCGACGCCATCACTGACGGTCGCGAACATCGAAAGCTCTATTTCTGCCCTGTGTATTGCGTATGACGATTTGCTACAGGCTAAGGTCACTATTCACGACACGAAGGCAAAATATCTCGATGCGAAAAACTTCGCAGGCGGTAACCCTACAGCAGATCCGACTCAGGAGAAACTTCAGGTCTGGTATATCGACGGGAAAACGACCGAGCTTGCTGGCGAAACCATTGAGTTTGTACTGTCCAGCCCTATGGATCTTCAGGGACAAATGATCCCCACGCGGCAGCTTCATTCCCTGTGCACATGGTGCATTCGTAATAAGTACCGTACTGGCGACGGCTGCGACTATGCCGGTACGCGCTATTTCGACAAAAACAACAACCCGGTAAGCGATCCGTCACTGGATGAATGCAACGGCACGCTGACGGCCTGCAAACTTCGGTTCGGTGAAAGCAACGAACTCTCGTTTGGTGGGTTCCCGGGGACGTCGCTGATCAGGAGCTGATATGCGTCAGAAAACCATTGATGCGATTATGGCGCATGCCGCCGCTGAATATCCTCGTGAGTGCTGTGGTGTGGTGGCGCAGAAAAGCCGCATTGAACGTTATTTTCCTTGCCGGAATCTTGCCGCGGCGCCGAAGGACAATTTTGTCCTTTGCCCGAAAGATTACGCAGCTGCTGAGGACTGGGGTACGGTGATCGCCATCGTTCACAGCCACCCTGACGCCACTACGCAACCGAGCGAACTGGATAAAGCGCAATGCGACGCAACGCTTTTACCCTGGCATATTGTGAGCTGGCCTGAGGGGGATTTACGTACCATCCAGCCGCGCGGAGAACTGCCACTGCTGGAGCGTCCGTTTGTGCTTGGACACTTCGACTGCTGGGGGCTGGTAATGAGCTATTTCCGGCAAACGCATGGAATCGAACTCCACGATTACCGGGTTGATTATCCCTGGTGGGAAAACGACTACCCGGACAACTTCTATCAGGATTGCTGGCACGAGTGCGGATTCCGTGAATTCGACGGGCCGCCGAAACCTGGCGATATGGTGATCATGCAGGTGCAGGCTGATAAGTGGAACCACGCGGGTATATTGCTAGAGGGCAATATGCTGCTACACCACCTGTACGGTCACCTGAGTCAGCGCGTGCCGTATGGCGGTTACTGGCAGGAACGAACGATGAAGATTCTCCGTTACAAATCTCTGTGATAACCTTTTGTAAAACCAAAGGGGATAGGGATATGAAAAGAATATTAACTTTAGCTACCATATTCATGGTTGCTGGTTGCGCTACTAAGCCGGTAACAAATGAGCAAGCACAAGATGTTCCAGCAAAACAGGTCATCAACAATACACTATTAGTTAAGAAAGAAGGAACAGGAAAGGTAATTATCAAACGGGACTCTGGTTTTATGGGGAGTGCATGCATGACAAGAGTTTATGTTGATGGAAAGGAAATCGCGGACTTGGACACTGCTCAGAAGGTAACTGTCTATCCAAAAGTTGGAGATCATATCTTTAGCGCTTGGCCTAAAGGGATGTGTGGCGGAGGCATGAGTGAGCAGTCAGGTAAGGTGACTGAAGACAATGTGCTTATGTTCAGGATTGGATACGGAACTAATGGTGATTTTGGTATATACCCCACCGCTTTCTAATTAAAATAAATATTTAAAACCTCGCTACGGCGGGGTTTTTTTATTATGAGAGGTAATAATGTCTGAAATAATGACTCGGATTGAACTTGGTGGTGCGCCGGGAAAAATATTTGGTAAAACTCATCAGCGGTTAATCACAAAGGTATCGGAAGCCGGGACGGCCCTAGCGAAAACGATTCCTGGATTTGAAAGCTATATGATTAATAGTCAGCGCCGAGGGTTAACTTTTGCTGTTTTTAAAGGAAAGAAAAACTTAGGCTTTGATGATTTGGGATTTCCTGTCACTGGTGAAGTGATAAGAATTGTACCGGTAATCATTGGAAGTAAAAAAGCAGGGCTACTTCAAACGATATTAGGAGCTGTCATTGTGGCGGTCGGGGCTATTGCAACTTTCGGGTTCGCCCAAACTTGGGGGGTTAACGTAATGATGGCCGGGGGAGCAATGATCGCTGGTGGAGTTGTTCAGATGCTTTCGCCTCAGCCTACAGGGTTAGCCAGCAAACAAAGCGCAGATAACCGTGCATCGTACGCGTTCGGTGGTGTGACAAATACCGCCGCACAGGGTTACCCGGTTCCGCTCCTTTACGGCCGCCGTCGAATCGGCGGGGCAATTATTTCCGCCGGGATTTATGTCGAAGATCAGCAGTAGATAACAAACCTTTTTACAAGCCACCTTTGGGTGGCTTTTTTTATGGGCGCGATATGGCTAAAACAATTACCGGGCGAAAAGGGGGGAGCTCCAGTTCCCGAACTCCTACCGAACAGCCTGATGATCTGCAATCTGTAGCGAAGGCAAAGATCCTCGTTGCGCTTGGGGAAGGGGAGTTTGCTGGACAGCTCACCGGGAAGGATATCTACCTGGACGGAACGGCGCTGGAGAACGCCGACGGCTCCCAAAACTTCAGCGGCGTTACGTGGGAATTTCGCGCGGGTACACAGGCCCAGAAGTACATTCAGGGCATTCCCGGTACCGAAAACGAAATCAGCGTGGGAACCGAGGTAACGAGCGCTACAGCGTGGACACGAACCTTCACCAATACACAGCTTTCGGCGGTTCGTTTACGCCTGAAATGGCCTTCGCTTTTCAAACAGGAGGACGATGGCGATCTGGTTGGTTACTCGGTTAATTATGCGATTGACTTGCAGACTGACGGCGGGACATGGCAGACAGTCCTCAATACCAGTGTGACCGGGAAAACGACCTCAGGTTATGAGCGTAGCCACCGTATTGATTTACCTCAGGCGGGCAGCACTTGGACAATCAGACTACGCAAAATTACCGCTGACGCCAACAGCGCGAAAATTGGCGACACGATGACGCTACAGAGCTTCACTGAGGTGATTGATGCGAAATTGCGATATCCGAACACCGCGCTGCTCTACATTGAATTCGACTCCAGCCAGTTTAATGGTTCTATACCTCAGATCTCCTGTGAGCCTCGTGGCCGCGTTATTCGCGTTCCTGATACTTACGACCCGGAAACCCGCTCTTACAGCGGGACATGGACCGGGGCGTTTAAGTGGGCATGGACGGATAACCCTGCGTGGATATTTTACGATCTGGTTGTTTCTGACCGGTTCGGCCTCGGTCACCGTTTGACTGCTGCTAACATCGATAAATGGACGCTTTATCAGGTCGCCCAGTATTGCGATCAGATGGTGCCGGACGGTAAGGGTGGCGATGGAACAGAACCACGCTATACCTGCAACGTGTACATTCAGGACCGGAACGACGCTTACACAGTCCTGCGTGATTTTGCTGCTATTTTCCGTGGCATGACGTACTGGGGTGGCGATCAGATCGTTGCTCTGGCCGATATGCCCCGTGATGTGGATTACAGCTATACGCGCGCTAACGTTGTTGGCGGTCGCTTCACCTATTCAAGCAGCACCACGAAAACCCGCTACACTACAGCGCTGGTTTCATGGTCCGATCCCGGTAACGCCTACGCTGACGCGATGGAACCTGTATTCGAGCAGGCGCTGGTGGCTCGGTACGGCTTCAATCAGCTGGAAATGACTGCCATCGGTTGTACCAGGCAGTCAGAAGCGAACCGAAAGGGGCGCTGGGGTATTCTCACCAACAACAAGGATCGCGTTGTATCGTTTGATGTCGGGCTGGACGGAAACATACCCCAGCCTGGCTATATCATCGCTGTGGCAGACGAGCTGCTTTCCGGAAAGGTTATGGGCGGCCGCATCAGCGCCGTTAACGGTCGCATTATCAAACTTGACCGTGTAGCTGATGCAGCAGCAGGTGATCGCCTTATCCTCAACCTTCCCTCCGGAGCGTCACAGAGCAGGACCATTCAGGCGGTTAACGGGGATTCGGTCACAGTCACCACCGCGTACAGTGAGACGCCTCAGGCCGAAGCTGTCTGGGTGGTTGAGTCAAACGAACTCTACGCGCAGCAGTATCGTGTTGTGAGCGTCGCTGATAACGATGATGGTACTTTCACTATTACCGGTGCATGGCACGATCCGGATAAATATGCCCGAATCGATACCGGAGCCATCATTGACCAGCGGCCGGTGAGCGTGATCCCGCCGGATAATCAGTCACCGCCAGAAAACATCGTAATCAGTTCGTTTTCGGTGGTGCAGCAGAATATCAGCGTCGAAACCATGCGCGTGAGTTGGGACCAGGCGCAGAATGCTATCGCCTATGAAGCGCAATGGCGCCGCAACGACGGGAACTGGGTTAACGTGCCGCGCAGTTCCACAACGTCATTCGACGTTCCTGGGATTTATGCCGGGCGCTATCTGGTACGAGTACGCGCCATCAATGCCGCAGAAATTTCTTCCGGGTGGGGCTATTCGGAAGAGAAAAAGCTGACGGGTAAAGTGGGCAATCCGCCGAAACCGGTCGGCTTCATCGCTACCGATAATGTGGTATTCGGTATCGAGCTGAGCTGGGGATTCCCGGCGAACACCGACGACACGTTGAAGACGGAAATTCAGTACAGCCCGACCGGGACGGAAGACGATGCGATGCTGCTAGCCGATGTGCCTTACCCGCAGCGCAAATATCAGCAGATGGGCCTTAAGGCTGGGCAAATTTTCTGGTACCGCGCGCAGCTGGTTGACCGAAGCGGAAACGAATCAGGGTATACAGACTTTGTGCGCGGACAGGCCAGCATTGATGTATCCGATATCACCGATGCAATCCTGGAGGACATGAAAGGCTCCGATACGTTCAAAGACTTGATCGAGAACGCGGTGGACAGCAGCGGAAAACTGGCAGAACTGGCTGATGCAATCAAAGAGAACGCAGACGGCCTTGCTGCTGCGGTTGGCTCGAACAAGCAGACCGCTGAAGCAATCATCGGGAACGCGCTGGCTATTGCCGATGTTGTCGTGCGCCAGACAGCCCAACAGGGCGCTAACTCTGCGACTTTCGAACAGCTCCGGGAGGTGATCGCTACTGAGACGGAGGCACGCGTAACGGATGTTACCCGTCTTGAGGCAAAAACAGCACAGAACGAAGCGGGAATTACCGAGGTAAGGCAGGCTCTGTCAGATGAAGCTCAGGCAAGGGCTACTGCTGTTGATCAGCTCACTGCGAGTACTCAGGTCATTTCTGATAAAGCTGATTCGGCTTCGAGTAAAGCTGACGCTGCCTCAGGTAAGGCAGATGCAGCTGAACAAGCCAGCTCACAAAACACTGCTGATATCACCACGTTGCGACAGGTTGTCACCGACACGACTTCATCAATGGCATCCCGCCTGGAGGAGCTGGGAGCAAGAACCGATACTGCCAGCGGCGGCATCCAGAATAACGCTATCGCGCTAATAACGAGTACGCTGGCGCAGGTTGATCAGCGGGTGAGACTCAGCGCGCAGTACGGTGACAGCAAGGCCGGCATCGATCGTATTGATAACGTCATGGCAAGCGACAGGGAGGCAACAGCACGTTCGCTGCTGAGCTTGCAGGCTGACGTGAACGGCAATAAAGCATCCATCAACAGCCTGAACCAGACGTTCTCCGATTACCAGCAGGCCACAGCCACGCAGATAAACGGCATCACGGCGACCATCAACGGGCACACTTCAGCGATCACTACCAACGCGCAGGCCATTGCGAACGTCAATGGCGACCTGAAGGCGATGTACAGCATCAAGGTCGGGTTATCCAGCAATGGTCAGTATTATGCGGCAGGGATGGGGATCGGTGTAGAGAATACGCCGTCCGGCATGCAGTCGCAGGTCATCTTCCTGGCTGACCGCTTCGCCGTCACTCACCAGGCCGGAGCCACGGTGACCTTACCGTTCGTTATCCAGAACGGGCAGGTAATTATCAGGGATACGGTAATAGGTGATGCCACTATCACCCGAGCGAAACTGGCTGAAACAATCAGCTCGGTTAATTACGTTCAGAACCAGGCTGGCCTGTCCATCAACTTTAGAACGGGGACGATCGAAAGCTACGGTTCGACGGCTGGTGAAGGGGCCATGAAGCAAACAAACGAAACTATCAGCGTTCGGGACTCAAACCGGGTGCTGAGGGTACAGATCGGGAGAATCACGGGCACATGGTAACGGGAGGCCTCTTACGGGGCCTCTTTTTTTTCAGGAGGACTGGATGGCGGAATATGGTGTTCAGACATGGGACGCCTCAGGCAATGTTAATAATTATGGCGTTAAGCCTGTCAGCGTTTGTGGCTATCTCCAGCTGGCCCAGAACCAGAAAACAGGCTCTTACACCGTAGCGCTTCCACCTGGTTGCAGGCTGACCTATTTTCAGAGCATGAACGGCGATCAGTTTGGTACGAGTCGGAGGAAGATCACCATTTGGGGGGGAACAGCAACAGTGTCAGCAGTAGGCGATACCGACTACTCAGCAGGGACTGAGCCTGCGGCAGCGGCTTATCTCATTTTCCAGATCGAGAGGGCATAAATGGCGGAGTATGGCGTTTTACTGACGACCACGAGCGGGGAAGTATGGGTGACCGCGAACAGCTCGCCAATCGCTCTTCAGGCGCGAAAGACAGCGGCACTTCAGGGAACATCGGGGTTCAATACCAAAGTGACGCACACATTCCCCGCAGGTCAGCCTGTTGTCGCCTTCGTTCATTGCACGGTTGAGGTCGAAATCACTCAGACGATAAGCGGGAACACCATCACGATTGATTTTCTCAGACCGAATGCAACCGGCACAGCGTACATTTATTTTTTCTCTATTTTCCCGCAGACAAAGCCAGACTACGGGCTGGCTGTGTGGGATGCATCAGGGACGCTGATTTTAACAAACGAAACGCGCACGTTGAGCGATGTTGTCACCCTCGGTACCGCCGGGGTGGATGCCAGCTCAGGATACAACATCAATACAACTCTGGCGGGGAAGTGGGCCTGCATGCCTGCCATGCTGGGGCTAATTACCGGGGTTGTATCGGCTGGCGGTCAACCGCAGCCATACTCGGCTATATACAAGAGCATGGCAAAGCTTGAGGGAAGCAATACGCGAATATTCGCCAGGCCGCAGACAACCCCCGGCGGCAACCTTCAGAACGTCGCGTATTCGAATCTGAGGAACGTGATTATGGCCATTAACTGCGCCAATTATGATTGATCGTTTTTAGCGATCAATTTTGAATAATTGATCTACCAAATCAATTATATCCCGTTGATTCATATTGTTATTGTGTGGCTTCATGAATGCCCTGGGATATAACCACTATGAAAAATATGATTCTTTGCCTGGCGGTAGCGGTATTGCTCTCCGGTTGCACTGGCGTTATTGAGAAGCAGCAACCCGTATGCACCGGAACAGCCCTGGTTGGCGGACAGGAAAGCAGCGTCCAGATCTACGGAGTCCGCAAGCAAAATAATCAGACGCAGTACCGTGCCGGTTATCCCTTTAACTGGTCATGGGTGAGCGCCAACACGTTCACCAGCACCACCTGTCACTAACCCATTCAGTTTTGAACAAACCCCGCTCCGGCGGGGTTTTTTATTGCCTGGAGAAAACATGATTTATACCACTGGCACTATCGCCATCAGCGGAAACACCCTTACAGGTACCGGCACAAACTTCACTGCTGCTGGTTCTCTTATTCGTAACGGCTGTACCGTTATTGCAATGACCAGCCCTGTGCAGGTATTTCAGATTACCACCATCGGCAGCGCAACAAGTCTCACCGTAACGCCAGCAGCTAACCCAACTGTTCCCGCCGGAACCCGATTTGCCATTCTTCTGAGTGACAGTCTGAGCGTGGATGGTCTGGCGCAGGATATCGCTGAAACCTTCACGATGTACCAGCGCTACATGAGCGGGTTCGCTGATGTAATGAACGGGACATCTGATGTCACCATCACTATCAACGGCACTGTCGTTACCGTGCCGGGTCAAAAATCTCTGGCGAAGAAAGGGGATAACAGCGACATTACCAGCCTTTCTGGGCTGAAAACAGCTCTCAGCATTGAGCAGGGAGGGACCGGGGCAAAGAATGCCGCTGACGCTCGCACAAAACTCGGTTTAGGAAACAGCGCTACACGAGACGTTGATAGCCAGTTTTCCCCAGGTTCCGCGTATCTAAACGGAGCTGCTGTCATGGCGCAATGCCATCGCGATTATCGCAATCTCGGCCCTTACGACGCTATATCCCAGTACCCGCTCGGTATGTCCTTCGGGATTCAGGCTGGGGGTAATGGGTGGGGAGGAGGAAGCGGAGTAGATATATACACGGGTATGTTGACGCTACGTGGGTGGCATGATTTTTCTGCTGGTGGCTATGTGTCGTGGCAGCTTGCCTCAACCTCTCAGGGACTGAAGTACCGTCAGGGCAACGGTACAATTCTGGGCAATGCTAACGTAGGGTTCTCCACGACGCACACCATTTATTCGACGCAGAACACCACGAAAGCCAGTGACGGAACGCTCAAGGCTGCATCTCCGATCGCCAGAATCGTAAAATCTCAGGAAGAGAACCAGCGTACCGATGTTGACGAAGTAGGCTTCACCTGGTGCGGCTGCGGTACGGCGAACACCGAGGCTGAAGGGATCAAAATCTCGCGGCTGGATGTTGGGGTGTATGTTCTTATCGGCTCGGCAGGCCTGGCATCAGAAGGCTGGCAATTGCTGCCGCCAATGGACCCGGGTGGAATGGGAGAACTGGGTGTTGTTGAAGCGGAGCAGACAGAAAGCGGTGGTTTGACGATTCGGCTTTTTAAGCGGAAATACATGCTGAGCGATGAAGGGGAGATCGTCAAAACAAAAGGGGCTCCTATGGATGTTCCGGCCAACAGCTGGATCGACGTACGCCTCGACATGCCTCATGATAGCATTTGGAATACAAGATCTTCTGAAGCTTCTCTGGAACTGACAGAGCAGCCAGCAGTCATTCAGCCTTAAAAATTAATAGGCGAACCCAAATTGATCTGCATTCCATTTAAAACTACTGTATATAAACACAGTAATAAAGGGAGTGCAGATTATGCCCCGAAATTCAGATATTCAGGCCGCCTTTATTGCGGCCATAGAGCTTAACCCAAAGGGCTACCGCTACCTGAGAACAGACCGCTTCATACAAAAGTTGCGTGGTTTTAACTGGCACTTTACCCGTGACGATGCAAACAAGTGGATAGAGCGCAACCAACCTGGTTTCGCTGATAAAACGACAGACGGTAGCGAAAACCGTTACTGGATCTTGCGTAACATGGGGAGGGTGCACTGATGGGATTCGCATCACCAGCAGCTGATTATGTTGAGCGTCAACTTTCCCCAGCAATCCTGTGCAACATCGGGGCTGAAAGCAGGGTGCTCGAAACTGATATGGGGTTTGCGGTCATAGAGCCAGCAACGAAAAAGACGCCTGGAGATGTGTTGTTAATTTTGTGCGACGGCCACACACAATTTGCAAAACTCATGGGCAAGGCGCTCATTACGGATGATGGTGAAGCGATTGAGGGAGCAGCGCTTGAAGAAGTGGAAGTGCTGGGTAGGGTGACATTCTTCATCAATCGTGCATTAGATGATGATTGCCCTGCAATATAGATAAATTTCCCCATGCTTCACTGACGAATAACCAGCCATAAGCGGCTGGTTTTTTTGTGTGGTTTTGGTCGTCACGATAGGATTTTTCCTCCATCGCATGATGGCCATCCTTAAAGCTCAAAGGAAGTTTTGCATTATCACTTCTTCAAAATCGCATTCCCCAAAATAAAAGCTAAGCGAATGAAAAATATAGTGAAAATTAAGAATGAAAATGCAATAAAATCAGCCAGAAAAACATGGTTAACTGGCTGATTAATAACATTTAATTGGAGGTTGTAGAATTCTGCTTCTGGAACAGTTCCCGGAAGACCGGATAGATGTCATCCTGGTCACGAATGTGCTGCATCGCAAAGTTATCAAACATCGCTTGCAGATGCTCATACTCACGCCATAGCGTCTGGTGGGCACGACGGGTAATTTCAATGTAGCTGTAGTAACGCACCACCGGCAGGATCTTCTTCGCCAGAATTTCATGACACAGCGGCGAGTCATCCGCCCAGTTATCGCCATCCGATGCCTGCGCGGCGTAGATGTTCCACTGCGCCGGATCGTAGCGCTCCCTCACTACCTCATCCATCAGCTTCAGGGCGCTCGACACGATGGTGCCACCGGTCTCCTGCGAGTAGAAGAACTCATGTTCATCCACCTCTTTCGCCTGAGTGTGATGGCGGATGTAGACCACCTCCACGTTCTTATACGTTCTGCTCAGGAACAAATAGAGCAGAATATAAAAACGCTTAGCCATATCCTTGGTGGCCTGATCCATTGAACCTGACACGTCCATCAGGCAGAACATCACCGCCTGGCTGGAAGGCTCAGGGCGTTTTTCGTAGTTCTTGTAGCGCAGGTCGAACGTGTCGATAAACGGCACCCGGTCGATCTTCGCCCGCAGTTCGGCAATCTCTTTTCGCAGGCGCTCCTCTTCCAGCAGTTGCGCCGGTTCCGTGTTTTCCACTACTTTCAGGCTGGTTTCCAGCTCGCGCAGTTCGCGCCGTTTGCCTGCCGTCATCGCCGTGCGTCGCGCCAGCGAGTTTTGCAGTGAACGCACCACGCTGATGTTGGCGGGCACCCCATTTGCGGTATAGCCCGCACGATGGGTTTTGTATTCGTTGAGTTGACGGTGCTGATTCTTTCTCAGATTCGGCAGGGCCAGATCCTCAAACAGCAGATCGAGATATTCGTCTTTTGAAATCTGGAAGACAAACTCATCCTGGCCTTCTCCGTCCTGGCTGGCTTGCCCCTGACCGCTGCCAGAACCGCCGCCTCCGCCTTGGGGACGCTCGATTCTGTCATTCTGGACGAAGTGGTCATTACCTGGGTGTACACGATGGCGAAGGCCGCCACGCCCCTGATGAAACATCGGTTCGCTGATGTCATCGTTGGGGATGGAGACGGATTCGCCGCTGTCGACGTCGGTCACCGAGCGTTTGTTGATGGCCTCGGAGATCGACTGTTTAATTTGCGCTTTATAACGGCGCAAGAAGCGCTGGCGATTCACCGTGCTCTTGTTTTTGCCGTTAAGACGCCGGTCAATAAACCAGGTCAT